TCGCATCTTCAATCATTCTTAATTGATTAGTAGGCTTGATTGCCTTCTGCAATAAAGAATAAACTTGATTCGTTGTGGGGTTGTATAGCCCGGACGGAACATACGCAATAGCATCAGGAGAAATTCTTAAACCCTGTGCTTGACTATTTGAAGAACCACCAATTGCAGGTAGAGAAGGATAAACACCAGCTTCATTGTAGATGTACCACTCCTTCACATCCTTGACTATTTCTACACCACCTTGACCCCTTTCTTTTTCAACTTCTCTAATCTTCTTAATAAATTTAGGATCGACATAACGAACTTCCGATATACCTTTTCGAGGAGATTTTTCATCAATCAATTTATGATAGAAAATTCTACCATCAATATACCACCGTCTAAAGATATCATGTCCTTTCTTTTTCCACTGAAGGAGTGTAAGAACTTCTTTAAATTCTTCGTCTATCTTTTTCTTGATAGACATAGAGAGAGGAACCCAATCGAGATTCACCGCTACAGAAATATCAGTTTCATCAGCCGTAATGGCTTCGTTTATGATATCTTCTATCGCTTGGTCGCACTCAGGGTTTTCTGAGGTTTGTCGGTACTTGCGTACCAAATCATAATCATTACGAGCAGCCTTATCATAAGATAAGTATTGCCCAAAAAAACCGGCACCACCAGCAATATCTAGTGTGCCTTCTTCGTCCGAAGGAGCGACAAAGCTTTTGGCCTTGTCGCCTTCCTTCTTCTTTACTTCCCATCCAAATAATTCTGCCATAGTATAACTATTTATACCGCTTCAATTTGCGATATAATCAAAAACTACCTAACACCATCCAATGATCCTGAAGCCGTGATTGATAATGTTAAACCGCCACTTGAAGCACCAGCACCACCAGCTATTGTCATCCAGTTAAATCTAAATGTTGCACCAAACTCCTCAATTGCATCATTAGCATCAAACGCCAAGTCGATTGCATCTAGAGTGGTCGGCCATACACCTTCTAAATTATATGTCCGAATTACTGCATCATTTCGATCCATCTGTTTTACACTAGCTGTTGCATAGTACGAATTTGCATTTAATGATGGTGAGGTTGTAGCAGCACCAATATCTTGCATATTATTCATCCAAGATTCTAGTTGACCACGTATACCCATACTTCTATCATTCATAATGGTTACAGTCCATGCATCATAAGTACGATCACCAGCAAGAAAAACTTGACGCCCACGATATGGGACAGCTATCTCACCAATGGTCAATGCAGGAATCTGAGCACTACGACATAAAAATGAAAACCCTCGACTTTGAATACCCGTTGCACCGCCACCAGACATGGTGACTTGAAATTGATTAGCACGGGCACCTCCACCTTGCAGAGCATTTGTAAAACTACTAATATTTGCCATCTTGTTTTATCTCCTGTTTATTAAGCCCGACCAACTACTTCACTAAACGCAACATCTGTTCGTGTAGCAATAAAGGTTAAGGTAATGAAATTGATAGAACGTGCAGGCTTGACATAGATATCAGCACGAAATTCATTGTTATCTATAACTTGACCAGTGTTATTGGTTTCGTCACAAACAGCCAAGAAGTCGGTAATACCACGGCGAGCCATTACATCTCTCAAATACGGATTTACCATACCCAAGAAGGTCTCTCTCGTAAATGTATCATTGAATTCAAAGAGTACAGTACGAGAAGCCTTCGCAATTGCTTCTTCGATTGTAATAAACAATCTACGAACATTGATACGATCAAAAGCACTTGACTGTGCTAATGCAGTCTTGTCACCCCAAAGTACTGTCCCTTCACCTGGGAAGGTTACTACTGGATTGACTCTAGAGCGATAGAGCGCATCACGTTCTGTTTGTGTTGGGTTAAGTGCAAGTTCAATTGCTCCTCGTATCTGACCACGGTTCAAGCCACCAGGACTCCACCACGGATCTTCAACGGCATCTGTTCTTGCACAAGCACCAGCGATATCAGCGTTGAGTGGTACCCAACGGTAAGTATCGTTATACTTGTCATACATCTTTTTATAACCACTATCAAATACTGCATACGACGAACTTGGTAATGAATCGGCCCAAGCCAGAACATTATTCATCTGTTGATAGGAATTAGCGACATTAACCACAGCATCTGTATAAGGTGATAAGAATACAACGGAATCTTTACGTTTTTCTACAAGGTCGATAAGATCAATAGCATGGGCTGTACCAATAGCACCACCTACTGTCGCAGGACCAGAAATTAGTAAATTAAAATCTACACCATCAGCATCTGCAAAACGATCAAAAGCAAGAGCTCTCTCACCCTCTGTAGGTGCAACAGCACCAATACCACCAGACATATTACTTGAGAAACCACCAGGTATTAATCCATCAGTTGGTACAGTTGACGGCGCATTGCCAACAGTAGGTTCTGTACCCCAGTTGGTTGCACCAGCGGGATGATCTACCCAATAAATCCAGTTAGATCCCAGATACAAAGCATCTACATAATAGTTATTATCACCACTATCAGTTACAGCACCGGCCATCTTAGAAAGATTAGACCATTTTTCTAGAACAGTATTAGGCGCACCTGTAATACCACCATCGTTATCAATAACGATAATATGCATTTCATCTTTACCATTAGTTACACCCTGTATATTCTTCATCCATGTAGAAGTGCCAGGAGGACCATCAAACTGATCCCAATACTGCCAGTATCTATTGATTGGTACAACAGTACTCGACCCATCAATCGCAGATTTCAAACCAACTGCATTAACAGCAGGATATCTTTCTACTGTGAGTGTCGTAGTAGCATAAGCTGTGACTTTATACTTCTGACCTTTTTCAGCCAATGCTACAGCATCAGGCGTACTATAAGGACCTTCAGTACCAAACGAAACGATGTCACCAACTGCTATGTCCATACTTGCAGTTACAGTTAGTGCTGTAGCACCAGCAGCCATAGCAGCAGTAATACCACCCGCACCTCCAACATCCTGCGTGTAATATGCACTAGCTTCGTATGTAGCCGGCACAGCTTGGCCAGTATAACAAGCAGCAACTCTTATACTATTTCCTTTTGTTCCCGCATAACGAGCACAATACGATCCAATACTTGTAGCTTCACCGCCACTATACGGACCATTTGTTCCATCACCTGTCAACCATGATGTAGTATTTGGAATTAAAATTGCAGTACCAGTTTCTACAGCATTCTTGGCACCAGTTGTTTCCATATTTACAACTTTTAAAGTGTTAGAGTAAGCTAGAAAGTTTGCAGCAGAAAACCAATACAGATAGTTAGTACCATTGGGTTTACCAAAGATAGAAACTAGCTCGGTTTCATCTGAAACAGTAACAACTTCATTCATCGGACCCCAATTAGATATGATAGCCGTAGCACCAATACTTGTGGGTTCACTCCGTACAGAAGCTGTTAAATCTTTTTCTTTTACTTGTACACCAGGCGAAACTAAATCAGCCATTTTATTTCTCCCCTAAAGGTTTTTAATGCTCCCAGGCCAGCCGCCCTTTGCATTAACTTTATTCAGTATAATATAAATTCTTTCAATCTTCATTAGTTATTTATAAAATACTCGTTTTTCAACTAACATAGGTGTGCAGTACATATAAATAAATAGAGAAAAGAGATGCACAATCATGTTAGTTGAACCTAAAAACGATGGACGAAACGGTAGGAGAACTTCACTTCTTAGCCGTTTTGTTAATAAAAGTTGCCAATACTGTGGTGAAAGTGAACAAGTAGCTCTAATGTTTTACCCTCATCACAGAAAAATAAGAAGTCTAAATTTAAGACACGGTAAGAAACATACAGCTCAAGAAGAAATAAAAAAGCTAATTAGCGAATGTGATATCAGATGTTGGAACTGTGCAATTAAAGCTAGTTATGATTTATCTTTAGGTGTAGAGTTTTAATAGCGTTCTTCATCAAAGAAGTCTGGTGCATCAGTAGGCACCCAATAATCTCCATCTTGATCTGTAAAGGCTGATTTCTCTGTATGAGATACCCCATCTACTATAAATCCAAAAGGTGACATATCTTGTTCTATAGATTTCTTTTGACTATCAAATAAACGATGTCGTATATCTTCATCAGTTAATTCTTTAAAATACGGTTGATTAACGAGCCATGCAAAAAACACAAGACACATCACCAAGTCATCTGAAGCTCCTTCATCAGCTTCATACGATGCACCTTTTTGGATAAAATTAGAAAGTTCAACAATAATATCAAAATCTTCTACCATCAACTTATCAGATTCTATAAGTTGTTTAAGGTTAGAACACCCCACCTTCTTTACTGCCTTTGTTGTTCTAATTCCCAAATCACTTTTACCTTCACCAAACCCACTACCTATTACCTGACCAGCTCTACCTCGCATCTGGCTCATAATGATGTTTTCATATTCCAAATCATAGTGCAATGCATCTGCAATCTGAGCACCAATATCATTAATCTCTATCAAAAGATAAGCCTCATTATAGGCTTTAGCGATATTGAAAATAATTTCTGGAAACAATAATGGCTTTATTTCGTTGTCTTTATACTTTGCCACCAATCTATAAGGCACAGTTGTAATATCAATAACAGTAAATGCAGAATAATCATTTTGTCCACCCCTAGCAACATCTACAGCTATACAGTACATGGCATCTTTTTGTGGCTTTTCATGTACATCAAAGCCAGCATTAGATTCTATTGGGTCTTTATATGGTATAATTTGAATTTTTGTAGGTGATATAAGAGTATTGATAGACCCAAGAAACGAACACTCAAACTCTTGTAGAAACTGTTGTTCACTTGTATTTTTTACTGTCTGTTCTTTCCATGCCTCATCTCTACCTGGTACCTCTGTCCAATGGACTTCAATAGGAACAAACTCACTCTTTTCATTTACTGCATCCATCCACATCTTATAAAACATATTCATGCCGTGTGGTGTAGATACGATAATCACCTTCGATGTTTGACCAGCAGTAATCGTAGGATAGACTGAACTAAAAAACTGTTCAGCTATGTTTGAGGGAATAAAAGCAAACTCGTCAAGAAAAATAATATTATATGAACCACCACGAACCGCAGATGCGGACGTACTCGCCGCAATAATTTTAGAACCATTCTCTAACTCCAGTGAACCCTTGTTCCAATTCATTACCCCCTGTTGCATCCACTCTGGTAGATGCTCGTATGCAAGTTGAAATCTTCCCAACAAGTCTCTCGCTGTGGCGGCCTTGTTAGCAAGAATAGCTACATTCACCGCCTCATTAAAAATGACGTAGTGAATAAGATATGATATAATCGTAGTTGATTTGCCCGACTGTCTAGGCAGTTTACAGATAGTAAACCGATTACTATGAAAAGTACCTACCATTTCCTTTTGAAAATCGTAGAGTTTAAATGGGATTAAGCCTTCGTCAATACTGACAATGTTTACATAATTCTCTATAAAGTATGCAGGATTTTTCTGACACTTTATAAACTCTGCAACTTCTTTCTCAGTATAGGCGTGCTCAATGGCAGCCGGCTTTAGATTTGGATTACCCTTGTAGTTTGTCCGTTCCATTACTCTTGTCTTTTAAAAGGTTTTGTAATTCTTTTGTAGAACCAATAAACAAAGCATTAGTAACATTCTTAGGCGCATGGTCAGGAACTTCTTTAAGACGTTTCATCTTTTCCTGTAAGTCTGTTAATTTCTCTGCGACTTCTGCAACAGTTTTAATTAACTGACCAGCCACCTCATACGTTCTGGGGTGCTCACTCTCTCTAGCTAGTTCAAGTATACCATCCACCGCATCCTGGCCCCGCTCAACGAGGCTGTAGAAGTTTTCACGACTATACTTGTAATCTGCATCAGCCTCATCTAAAGTATCGTTAGGCCTTGGTACAAGAGGTTTGGGGTCAAGTATCTCTTGTTTTATATCAGATGTTATTCCCAGTACGTCATCAATTCTAGCATCAATATTTCTAACCATCTACCCACTCACTAATTGTTTCATTAAAACCAAAGTTATCATCTGCATCAGGAGTACCAATTGCCTGTTCTGTAACTCTTGCAACTCTAGGTGGTGCCTTGTCTTGCAAGTCTGCATATATAGTAGCTTCTGCCTTTGTGATAGGCTTGGCTGTGGTAACAGGACCATAAACATAAGCCTTAGCTGTAAAATTTAACGTATAGATAATCGCTCGTCGTTCTGTAAAACTTCCTGTATAAGTATCTTCATAACCAATATTGTTCAATACAATAGGTACATCTCGTACAATGGCCATCTCTGGAACTTCATTAATAGTCACCGTATATTCTGGTTGAAAAAATGGAAGTATCTGTTCAACGATCTGTATACCATCATCTGAATTTTTTGTCATAACAAATAATTCAAAAGTTAAATTATACGGCACTGGAGAATACTGTGTACTCATTGCCTTCAAAGCTTTATCAGCAGTGTTAGCTACCTTTTTACGTTTAATAATACGATTCAATTTCCTAGATGGATCATAGTCAAACCCTGCAATTTCAAACCCAATTCTAGGTAATGTAATAGCCACCTTCTGATCTAAATTAGGATCAGCATCTAATCTCACCATAAACTTTTGTTTCGGACCATAGGCTAACGGCACTTTCATCGACTGCGAATCTGTGCCTGAAGCATTTTTCCGTGTAATATAGATATCATTAAACAAACTACCAAATGCAATAATACATTTCCTTAATGACTCGTTATAAAAATATTGTCCTAACATTATATACTCTCCGTAGGATCACCAAATGGATTTGATTCTGTAAAGTCTAGGACAGGATCACCAACGATACCTGTTACCCTATCTTCAAACCATTCGTTCTCCGATTGTGTGTCTTGTGTAGCCAAACTGTAAGCCTCTTGTATAACGACGAATGTATAGTAGTCGTCGGAATCTTCCAACATAACTGCGGCAAATCCTTCTTCGTTTTCACCAAGAAGATTATCTCCTACAGTATTCGGATTAGTCGTACCATCTTCTTGCATAACATCACCGTCGCCAGTTGCATATATTGTACCCCATTCAAGTCCGATATTTTCATTGAATATAACACCAGAAGCCTGTTCTCCAGATATTTCAAATCCAAGAAAGTCTGTACTTCTCTGAGTTTCTATATCATCAATCGCCGCAATACCTGTATCAAGTACTTCACTAGAGTACTCAAAGGTACGGCAATACAATTTGTATACAGGCAGATTATCTACCTGATAAAAAGGATCATCGTGATCTACAAAGCTGATTTCAAACAGCTTCTTTACTGTAGGCATATATACCAGATCACCTTCATCTGGCCTTGATGATACAATTAAGTTTGCATCATTACTTACAGTATTATCCCACCGTCTACGAGAAACAACAAAAGTTGTTTCATCTCTAATCTCTAAACCAAATCTAGAAACTAATTCTTTCTCTCCTTCATAACCCTCTTGGGTTTCCATCCACATTTCTATACCATAAGCATCATCAAATCGGGACAATGCAGATTCACCAAACAGCTCGTCTTTATTTACGAGAGTCCGTGGGATATAGAACACATCATGCCCATATATCTGGATGGCTTCAATGGCTAAATCTTCGTAAAGGTGTTGCTCATTAGGCGTACCTTTAGAAAAATATACATTAGTTGTCATTTAGTTTTATCCAATATCAAAATCAACAGGAGTTTCATAGGTTAATCTACCCTCTGATTCCAATGTTGCAATTTCTTCTTTAGCTTCGTTGTAGATAGTTTCACCATTCATCGTAACCCCACCTAACATAGTTACCCCTTGAAACTTAATCAAGTTCTCTCCCCACTGTTTTTTAATCAATGAAGTAGCATAGCGTTTCAACCAAATATCATTATACATTTGAGTAAATTCTACGGGACTAATCTTACGATAACATTCAAAAATAACATAATTACCTACAGCTATATCAATATCCCAATCCATACTTATATAAATTCTATCTTGATTTACATTAAACTCTATAGGCTTTTCACCCACTAAAATCATATCAAGTAAATCTAATTGCCATAATACCTGTTGATAGTATATAATAGAAACATCTGAAAAGTCATAGAGATCATTTAGTCTTAATTGATAACGAATATCAAACATATTCAAAGTACCACGATTATCAAAAGGCAGTATTCTTAAAACTGATTCTATACCATCAGGCATTATAAAATAGTTTTGAGCCATTTCCCATTTACTATCTACACTTAATGCTACAGTAGCACCAGCACTATGAGTATTACTGAGTGCGGCTATAGTTAAATCATTACCAGACTTTGCAGTATATGCTTTAGTCTCTGCATTACCCAACCCACCAGAAAGTAATACTGAACCACTTGCCGGAAACTGTGATGCATCTGCCAAAGTTATAGTAGTAGCTGAAGATGCAGCACCACCAGGCAATGTACTGGCCGGTGTATTTGTAGTTTCTGTTATAGTTTCCGTAGAATTAGTTTTACCTCTATCTTTATCGGCCTGTGTAATTTTATGTTTTAAATACATTCTTCGGCTACCGCCACCCATAAACATCTGGTAATATTGAATAGCCTCATCTACACGATCATCTACCTGATCTGCATCCACATTGATGTCTATAACTGGATAGCCCAGTTTTCTTTTGCACCAATCTCCAAATTGTGCTTTTGTTGCTGGTATTGCCATATCTTTATCCTAATGCTATTGCCATTATCGTAGCTTTTGTTGTTACCTCAGCATCAGTAGCTCCTTTGTTAGCCACTTCTACAATATTATTCCCACTATCTTTTACATACATCTTTTGATCAACCGTATTAAGAGCCACTTCCCCCGCCTGTAAATCATTTACTGTAGGAACTGCTGTTGATATTTCTGATCTTTTTAATTTAATTCTTGTGGCCATTAATATGTGCCTCCATCTACACTACCGGACCAAGATATTGTATCTGTTCCGGAACTATAAGTAAGTACATCACCATCAGTACTACCTGACAATGCACTAAAAGTATTAGCAGCATTTGCAATCAAAACAGAACCTTTAGCTGCCGCAGTAATTCCTGTACCACCTAATGCAACAGTAACAGGATCTAAATTAATTGTAACTGTACCTGTATCACCACCACCCGACAAACCAGTACCAGCAGTAACGCCCGTAATATCACCACTACTAAAATTAGAAACTAAAACTTTCTTTGTAACACTGGCATCAGCATCATAGATAACAACATAATCTGTTAAAGCTACCGGTGCGCCTAATGCAGGAAGATTAGATGCATCTACAGTTAAAGTAACTGTGCCTGAGTTTGCGCCACCAGCTAAACCAGAATTCGCAGCTGTAACAATGTCGTGTATATCTCCGGCGGGCGGAGTGTCTGCGGCTTGCCATTTATAAGGTAAATCTGTAGGTGCTGTATTTGGTCTATAAGCCAATACCATACCATCTTGTATGACACCACTAGGATAAGCTGTTTCATTATCTACATCATCTAACTTATTAAACTCAACTATACCAGACCCAGGGCCTGTAGCCATCATCTTGCGTAGTATACCAGTAACAGCTACCGCAAATTCACCAGAAGTAACTAACGGAGCATTTGCCCCTGTAAGAGGCATTGAATTTCTGTCACTTACTTCACCAAGATTTAACTTTTTAATATATGCTGCAGTTTTGTCTGCTGCATCCGTTTTAAGAATCTTATATTCTGTCTCTGGTAAAATCTCTTTATGCTTTTCTAATAGATCATCTACATCTTGAATTACTTGTGTATGTTTATAATTAGTTGGATCGTATAGAGTAGTATCTAATACTTCAGCGTTATGACCCCCAAATATCCGATGTGTAACGGATGATACTTCAGAGATATCAAAAGTTTCTGGAGGAGTAACAGGTATTTCTATTACTTCTTCCTCTTCAAATTTTCGTTCACCAAACAACTCTATGCCTGACATATCAGCAAACAACGATTGCAATTCATTCGTTGCTTCTTCTATGACTCTAGGATCTATATAAGGAACAATAGGTTCAGGATCGACTACCGGCATAGGTTCAAGGGTTTTTGGTTCTTCTGGTTCCGGCTCTTGACCAGTGATCCCTTGAAACAATGTAGCCAGCTCACTTAATGCACCATCCATTTTGGGAGATTTTTTCTTCTCTACTTCTTGATTAAGAAGTCCTTTCTCCATTTTCTTTTGTCGTCTTTTATATGTTCCTATATCTGCAAGTTTATCTTGCTGAGAAGTTTTAATATCCGACGGTGCCAGAGCCTTTGCGGCCTTCTTTGTGCCTATAACTGCTGGTGTTGCAGCTGCTTCTAACTGATCTATAAAAGATTGTGATGTCTGGCTCATCTAGTTACACTAGGACTGACAACTGCAATCCCTTCCTGTACTCTAGTTTTATCACCACCAGCATCAGTCACTACTACATCATACACATGGCGACCACGCTCTAACGTGCCTTCGGCAGTCTGAACATCAGTTAAAGCCAAAGTAAATGTCCCAGCTGTAGCCGACACTGTAGTACAAGTAAATGTTGCCGCAACAGTAGTTGTGCCATATGATTTACGAACTTGAGATGTTACAGTAGAACCAGTAAGGTCTATCACCGTACCAGTATCATCTTTAGCGATAAATTGTTTTAGATAGTCCGAGGACTGATCTATTTCTATATTCTGGGCAATAGCCATAAAAAAACCTCAATTCTTTCTTACTATTTATAAGAATTGAGGCCTAGTAAGATTGTAGTTATTGTATACGGATTAAGACCAACCGAGACTTACAGCATGGATTCTTGTTTGCATAGAGGCACTTTGTACTAATGTTTTTATTCTATATCGCATATTTGTTCCTGATGTCGATGTAATTGCTACATTATTCTTTGTTACAATAGTGTGGCCACCTGTAGTTCCTTGAGTATCTGCTGCAGCAATACCAAAGTCAGTCCATGTTGAACCAGCATCAGCAGAATATTCAGCGGTAATGTTTGTTCCTACTACAGCGGTTCCTGCACCGTTAGTATAGGTAAACACCAGATCCCCTTTAGTGGGAGCTGTTGCAGTTGTTGTAGTAATAGATTCAAGAGTCATATTAGCACCTTCACTAATTAAAGACCCGGTTGTATATCTAATAACAACAATTCCTGAGCCGCCAGCACCAGAACTATAACTAGCAGAATTACCACCCATACCGCCACCACCTCCGCCAGTATTTGCAGTTCCGGGTGTTGCATTTGCATTAGACCCAGCGGGTGGGTTACCAGAACCAGCACCACCTCCACCAGCACCACCTTCGCCTTGTGTGCCAGACCATCGACCTCCACCCCCACCTCCACCGTAGTAGACGTTTGATCCTGTACGATAGTCGTTTTGTATTCCGTCACCACCATTACCAGAGGCACCGGGATAGGATGCATTTTGTCCAACTGCTCCTGCACCACCACCGCCACCGGATGAATGTGTATAAGCAGCACTAGAATCACCACCTTTAAAAGCGTGACCTGTACCCGGCTGACCTGACGGTGCTGGTTGAGAACCTGCAGCACCAGTAAGATCCCATACGACTGAGGAATACTGTCCACCACAAGCCCCCCCACCAGAACCGCCTGTAGCACCGCCGGAGTATGGGTTTGGACTATTAACACTTTGATAGTTACCACCACCACCTCCACCTAGTGCAGTTTGGCTGGCAAACGTAGTATTGACTCCATTGTTGCCTGTAGCTGTTGCCGGACTACCCATGCCATTACCGGATTGGGTGACACCACCATCGCCAACAACAACAGGATAAGTTCCAGCAGCTAAAGTCCAACCTGTTCCTTGAATAACACCACCAGCACCACCGCCGCCTGCGTGGTATGAGCCTCCACTAGCACCACCGCCTACCATCAAAACAGCATAACCGCTATGAGCACCCGGCGTAACAAAATCATCATCAGTTAGAAATGAATGGACGGTATAAGAACCGTGAGTGGTTACTGTTCCACCAGTAGCACTACCGCTGGCGCTGCCACCGTAGTAATATTTTCCAGCTGAATTTCTCATCTCATTAGTAGAATCACTAGCACTTATACCCGTAGCATCTTCAAAGGCATCCACAGTTTGATCTACTAAATTATATTTTGCTAAATTTCCATTCGCCTGTGTCTTGAAAGCGAGTAAGGCTATATCACCTTTCTGAGCAGTTAAATCAGGATCTGGCACATTACCTAATTGAGCTAAAGGTACATCACCACTAGATAAATTAGAAGCATTAGATGGGTCTACTGCCATCTTAGCATTCGTTATTGTGCTGTCTAGTATATCAGTTGATGTTATGGTACTATCAGCAATTAATGAACCGGGAATTTTTGTTAAAACCATTTTATGACCATCCTAATGATACTGCTTGTATTCTTGTGTCCATAGAAGCGCTCTGGACTAATGTTTCTATTTTATATCTCATGGACGAACCAGATGGTTGTCCTGAAATATCTAAATCATGGAAAGTAGCTATGGTGTGACCTCCAGTTGTTCCTTGTGAAACCAGTGTTCCTTCGGTATAAGTTGTACCACCATCCCGTGATACATACCCCTTTATATTAGTATTTATAACAGCAGTGCCAGCTCCGTTTGTATAAGTCATTACCATATCACCCTTAGTAGGAACAGCTTGAGCAGTTGTTGCAGTTGATACAAGGGTCATATTAGCGACACCACCTGTCGTCGTGGTAAGTCGTTTCAAAACAACAATGCCTGATCCACCAGCTCCGCCTGTGTAACCGCTATCACCTCCACCACCTCCACCGCCTCCAGTGTTGACTGTCCCTGGTCCACCATTTTGACCACCAGTAGCTCCGTTGCCGCCACCTCCACTACCTCCCTGTCCTACCGTTTGCCTTCCTGAACCACCGCCGCCACCACCATAGTAGACGTTAGAGCCTGTACGATAATTATTTTCAATTCCGTTACCACCATGTCCACTATTTCCTGTACCGTCTGAATTAGTACCCGCTACACCAGCACCGCCGCCACCGCCACCGCCATAGCCCGGTGCAGCACCACTACCAGTACCACCACCATAACCTTCTACTGGTGTATAACTTCCTGCATTA